CCGCCGGCGTTTGTGGCCTCGTCATTCATAGACCACTCATCTTTGTAAGCCCTAACCATATCCCACGAAATCGGTGCCTTGCCGCTTCCGTCGGCCAGATCATCATGGTCAAATCCAATGATTTTCCATTCAGCATCATAGCCATTCTTCATATGGTCTTTCTTTGTGGCACCAAGCGCAAAGGTCTCACGAGCCTTTCCCGCAGCGCCAATTGCCTCAATCTCACTCCATGTAAGATGATTAAGATCCTTCAGCGGGTACACCATTGGAACTGGGACAATCGGCCTACTGTTCACCATAGGCACTCCACAATTGGCACAGTCAAAGTCGAGAACAATCACGCCATCCTTGCATGATACATCGATAGCCTTAAACATACCAATGTCTTTCTCTCTGATGCTGATCTTCATAGAACTGCTCTCCCTTAAAATAGATTAACTAACTCCTTGAAAAAATCAATAGCTCAATCATACCTATCACTGGGTCTTCACCCTACCTCCATTGTCTTCTTACAACTTTCTGCCACCAGGAAGATAAGTCTGAGCTTCGGGGAGCGACCCCTAACTTCTTACCCCAGTATCGCAACAGGATAAGCCATGCTGCGTACATAAACCTGTGCGGGAATGCTTACCCGCAAATTTCACCGTTCTTTCAGAAATTTTCTTTTACAAAATCCATATTTGATATAGAAAAGATCATCTTCAAACCCGTCATACGGCTACTTTAACCGGCGACTTTCGTTATAGCAGAATTTCTTCTGCATCAAGACGGAGCGTATTGTTGGCCTACCTCTGTCATTATGGTTGCCACACCATAACCCCTTAGGCTTATTCTCCCACTGGGAGCGTCTATTGCTACGCCCGAAAGTTCCGTGCATTTTGCAGCGACAACTCTTGGCAACACACATTTTTGTTGGTGGTTTCCGCCTCCCTACGGTATATCACTATACCATAGCCGCCCAATCGAATAGGTATCCCTATTCAACCAAACGGAAATTACTGTGCGTCTCAGAGCGCTGACACGCTTTATTCACTGAGTTAATAATAAGCATGATTCAGATATTGATTTATCAAGGTTCATTCATTGTGGAGCTGGCGGACGGACTTGAACCCCCGACCTGCTGATTACAAATCAGCCGCTCTACCAACTGAGCTACGCCAGCAGATTGAGATTGATTAACTATCTCCTGTTGACATGTATTACTATACCAGATGAAAACGAATTTGTCAATAGGAATTAGCAAATTTATTTTTCTTTTTTGGTGGATGAGATTGGAGTCGAACCAATGTCTCCTGCTTATGAGGCAGGCAAGAATACCACCTTCTCTACTCAGCCAAATTGATCGGGGGATTTGCTCCCCCGATTTATTTTTCCTCTCTTACCATGCGGATCAGCTCGTCGCCTGGACGGAAAACGACATTCTTATAGCTTTCCACCATAATGCGTTCTCCAGTTCCAGGGTGAACGGCTGGATGAGATTGGAACATCTTTGGCTCAAATGTCCCGAACCCTCTGATAGATACCTTATCCCCTCGAACGAGAGCTTCTGCAATCTCTTCAAAAATATCGTCAATTGCATTCTTGATCGCATATTTCTTATACGATTTCTTTTCTGCCAATGCGTTAATTAAATCTGTTTTGTTGATATTCACGCCACGATTTCGCTCCTTTGTTGACGATATGCGTTTGTATCAAAGTCAACATCGTAGTAGGCCATAATCCCATCGTATGTGCATACGCAAACCAACTGCTGCTGCGAGCCATAGATCCTCTTCCCCACACAATAATCGTCCATGCCAAGAAAGCTGCCGGCCATAACCGTTTTTACTCCCTGCACATTATCAATCTTGTTGTGGTGCAGATGGCCTGACAAAATCGCATACACGGGACGCTGCGCCATGGTCTGAAGAGACTGTACTTTGCTTGGCGATCCGTCGTAATCTCCATGCACACCAAGGTATGTTTTGCCCCTTATATTGACCAGATACATGGTGTCGTCAATTTTTTCGTAGTTGTCAAACACAACGTTCTGAAAGTTTTGCAGCCTCGCTTTTAGATACCACTCAACCAAATCGTCGAGCCGTTCATGCGGGGATGCAATGTCTTTCTCTTCCAGGCGAGAATGGTTCCCTGCCACTGAAGAGAAATAAACATTCTTAAAATATGGACTCAGTTCTGACAAGAACTCTGCTATCAGTTCAGAAACACCGACAACTTGCTCAATCACATTTTCTCTGTTTGAGACGGCAATTGATTTATGAATATTTCCACTGATGAGATCTCCGTTTGCCCATACATAGCAATTCTCTGCCCCATGCAAATTTGCAATGGAGACAATCTTCCCTATGTAATCCTGTAGCATCATACGGCAGACATCAGAGTTGTAATAGTTCCAATAGTTATCGACACAAGCTCCAAAATGCAAGTCATTTAGACTAACAAGCAGATCCTGCTCCGTAGGCTGCACATTATTCTGGGTATATGTAAGCTTCGGCAAAACGCCATTCTCAATCGCCCTCTCAAGGATCTCCTGGTTTTCATCCCGTCTTGCCATATCTCTTACAACTTTGTTAAGAGCATTTCTTTGGTCAAAAAATCTTTGCCGTTCCTTTTTGAACTCCAACATTTTTTGGTCAAGCTCGTCCAAATACGATTCGCCGCATGACTCGCTTGCGTATTTCTCCTTGAAATACTTCATAACCCGATATCCACAGTACGGGGTCACATTGGCCGCTTTTCTAAGGCTATCATAATGCACATCAAGTCCAAGAAGATCCACAATATCTGACCACTCAAGATCAGGTGGATTTTGCTCTATCTTGGTTTCAATCAACCTAAGGCCATATTCATATGAGTCTTCATTTTCCAGTTTGCTATACTTCGGATTCAAGCTGTGTCCCTCCCATCCTGTGGTAATGGGACGCAACGCTCAATGGTTAAGTTTATTCCAACCACCCCATCCCATCTTTTCAGTAAATTCATAAGGTCATAGCACTTCGTATCGCAATCCGTATATTCCGTTATTGTCATATCGCTTAGATCAATAATGGCATTGTCGAATCTTTCTCTCTGCTCGAAATCAGCCATATTTTCGCTCCTGCAATTCTGCTCGTTTCTTGCGAAGCGCCCTTTCCTTATCGAATTGCGCTACGATGTTGGCCGCTGCATAGTTCGTATCAGCAATTGCCCTCATCATTCCCTCATGCTCTGTTGCATAGTAATGGTGGCGTTTTGAATCCTGAACCATTGTCCGCGTGACCTTGTACTCTGGGTACAGCTCCCGGAGTAACTTTGCCTCTTCTTTTGTTACTGGAATCATAGAATAAATCAATCCTTTTCATAAAAATGTCCCAGGCCGTGAGTATTCCCACGGCCAGACGGACAGGAGATACCGAATATCTTAATAAAAACGGTTTTCTTCCCTTAAAGGCATTTATCGTATATGGCAAAGATAACATCGTTGATAAACGGCTATAACAATCACAAAAACAATTGTTTTTTCATTATCCGTTAGCTGTAATATGCGTTGAACAACGGGGTGTTATAATAGTCCATTTCAAAATAAAAATGTCCACGGTCAATACGAAATTCTCTCTCTACGTTCCTTTTCTTTTGCTGCCTTATATGCTCTGCGATATTTTGACTGACAATTATCACATCGTTTTTTGTTTTTTACTATACCGTCAACCTCAAACTCTTTACCACAATCAATACAGCGGATAATCTTCTTTGAAATCGGTTGGTAAACGGAGCACTTACTACAAAGCTTCTGATACGCATTCTCAGGGACAAATCTCTCTCCACATTTCTTACATTGGACAGAACCAACAGGCAAATTTTGCTTCAAGTTAGATAGAACTATATCCCCAAAACACATCCAAAATACATTCTTCCGTTTGCTCTGCCTCATATGGAACAAATACTTCACAAGGATATTGCAGCACTCTATACGATCAATTTTTAATGCAGAAAATCTTTCCAGAATTGAATCTCTAATATATGAGAAGTTCACATTGTCATCATAAAAACTGATTGAATAACGATATTCCTTTTCTACTGCGTTATATAGATCTATCACTTCTTGTTTGATAGTTACATTCTTTTTAGGATCGCTCAGCATATCTTGATAATGGAATACTCCGATATTTTTAGCAGCAAATGACATTCTCTTATTCGGAATAATTTTGTCGAGCTTATTTACCACACTATCGTTTTTCTTTTGCACTTGATGTGCCGTTTTCCCTTTCGCATAAACAAAGAAATGCGGCGCTTTCATTCCAGTGATTCTTGACAGCCTCGAATTGATATGGTCTGGCCTGGTTGGTTTATAGAGCGTCTTTGCATAATCAATGCAGAAGTTGTTCTCCATACAAAGGATCTTGATTGCATCAAGGTCAACATCGTCACTGTTCCAAATCTTCGTAATATCATTGCTGATAACTCCGATGTTTCCGCCAGTCCACGCAGCCCGCAATCCATGGAAGATTTCTTCCGGCGTTACAATGACTGCGCCGGCTTTTGCCATCTCATAATACAGAGGCACAATGTCTTTCATGTTCCGCTCCGCAATCTGGATAATCAATGGATCAGCACACACAAGGCTCTTATCTCCGTCGCAATCAAACTGCAAAATCTTAGAGATAAGATCGTGGCAGCTTGTATACAACGCATTTGGAGTGAACCACTTCTTTGTCTCCCTCGTCACGACATTCTTTCTCACCGCATGTTCTCTGTATAGATGGGGAGACCTCAAGCAGTCAAGCTTTTCGCATCCTCGATATAAGTAACTCGACACTTCGCCGTCTTTCAAAAGGCCAGACGGGTCTTTATCTCCAAGAAACAGCCATTGGCAAAAAGCATACAGGTCAGGGATGAGGAACATATACTTTGCTGATAAATCCAGCTTCGCCGCCCTGCCCTCTTTAACCAGGTTCTTTTTGATTTGCCGCAACATTTCTTTGGTGTACGGGTCTGAAAGAAGCTCTGGGGATATACTTAAACACTCCTGAAAAGCGTTCTTGTTTTGATATTGGGATGAAGCCCCAAACACATCAAGCATCGTCTCTCTGTCCGACGCGATTTTCAAAATCTTATTGACCGAACGATCCGCAAGCTGCTCAATCTCATCCGGCGTTATATCAGTCAATGTCTGAAGCATCTGGTAGTTCAGCTTGGCATCAGGCAAAAAATTCTCTTCCTCGTTGCATTTTCCAGCGCTACACCCATACTTCTGGTACATCGCAATGTACTCTTCCCAGCTTGAATAGTATTTGTGCATCTTGAACTGGCTCTTCGTAAAAATAACCTGTATGCCCTCTTCAAGAATATCATGTTCTTTCCCATAGATATCTTTTACTATGCCATGGCGGACACCAGGCTCTTTCTGATCCGCTTCCATAATGAACTTGTCATATGGGAATACGGCAAGAAGACCTTTTACCCAAGGAAGCCGTACCATGGTGTTCTTCTGATTGCACGATGGAAGAACCATCCCACACCCATCTGTATGGGTAATCGGGATGTCCATTTCTTTCCGCTCCGCAGTGTATGTCCTATGGTCGATAAAATCAACGACTCCATGAACCATCGTTTCCATATCGTCTACCACGATAGACTTCGTGATATCAAATCCCTCCCAGGGATCGGTTGCACTATTGCACAAAGCGAGGTATGCGAGGTATTTGTTGATATTGATTCCACCATGCTCATTGATCGAATCTACAGTAAGACCGCACATAAGCGTTTTCTGGTGTTTCTTCCACACACCCTCTTTGATGAATACGGTCTTCTTCGTCCTGATCTGGCCGGCAGACGCAGTAAAACACACATATCTTTCTCCATTGTAAAGATATCCGTTAAGAATTAGGTCTTCAATCACATCAAAATAGTATGTACGGATCACCATGAAATCATCGTAGAGTTGTCCAGTTTGCATACCAAGCGTCCTGGTCAGCATCGACTCAAAGACTGAAATCACATTTTTGTCTACCACATATTCGTCCCGAAGCTTTCTTGTAGCTCTGTGAGACTGTAACAGACGAAGCAATTCATCTTTTAGTGGCTTAATGCTGCTATTGTGATTTTTTATCTCTTTCGTAATCTGACGAATTCTATCTTTGTCTCCGATACAAACCGGAGAATCTTTTGGTATCTTATACAGCTTGCGATACCTCGCCTCTGCCTTTTCGAGAGATAGGCCATTATAGTGGTACTCAGATAGGATTTCTTTCTCAGCCTTTAGCCTATTCTTGCATAAACAGTGGTCGTTAATTGTTTTTTCCAACTGCTTTTCTTCATCTGTATAAAATGCACTGGTATCAAAGCTATAAATATGAATCTGCTTATCGAGACTTATACCTATCTCCCCCTAACAGTCAAACCTTAATTAAATCCCCGCTCCAAAACAACCAGCCGGCAGGATCTTCTTTCAACGAAAACAGGTTGCCATATTTACCAACGCCGTCATCAACAATCGCCGTAAACTCATCGTCTTCATGATCAGCAACAAATTTCTTATACAAATCAGAAAGGCGATCATAATCTTTGCCATTTCTAATTGCGTCAACATTTAATTTCACTCTGTCTCCGCTTTGAATCGTCTGTGTTGACTTCTTGATTGCCTGTAGGCCGACAAGCACATCAAATGAGCGCTTGTCGATCCCAAGCTTTCTTAAATTTTTCTGCTGCTCCCGTTTCTGTTCCCTATTCATGTACGTAGCCTCACTGTTTCGATGTCAAATACTCACCAAGAAGAGCAAGAACCTCTTCAAAGAACTCTCTCCAATAAGGGTCGATCTGAATTGAAGATTTGTTGGCCTCATAATAAGTCACAGCCGTTCCTCCAAGAACATACGACATCGCCTGCCAATCGCAAATCATTTCGAGGTAAGCGCAAATCTTTGTGTCTACGCTGTACGAAGAAATAAACCCGCCGTCCTCATCAACCCAGTATTGCCAGTGATGATCATTTCTTCCGCAATGAATCTTCCACGCCTTATCAAAAGCTGCCTGGTCAACCTGCTCACCATCAACAGGATAGAAATGTTGACGATACGGGACGAACTCTTCTTCTGAAAACTTGCTGTCATCATGGCATTTGACTCTCCAATTCATTTCGTCCACAATATAAGGTCGCTGAAGAAGAGGAACGCCCATTGTAGCATTTTTCAATTCGTCCCAGGCTTTTTGAACATTTTTCTTGTGTTCTGCAAGATAATCCATATATTCACTGGTCTTTTGCAGCAAATCCGTTTTACTTACCATGTAAAATTCACTTCCTTACCAATAGATCTAAATCATAATGATCGCTTACACTGCCCAATGTGGGACATGTTCTTTTTCAAACTCTGGACACATTTCGTGTAGGTGCTTTCCACAATAAACAACAGATTCTTCCTCATCAATTGTATTTGCCCATCCGCCATTATATCTTATTTCTCTATTTTTCATGACAGCTTTCATTTTGTGCTCGCACCCATCACACCAAGGCCCAATATGGCAATCTTCAACCTTAGCACTGATTTCATCTGCAAGTCTCTTTACTTCAGAACAAGCTAACTCATAATCGTGTTTCAAATCAGATAACTGACGATTTTGCTCATGGATTTTATCATTAAGCCTTTCTTTTTCTTGCAATAGAGCGATTCGTTCTTCTTCCAATCTCGAACATTTCCTAAAGTTAAACATTAGAATCACCACAATTTTTATATAAAAAGCATGTATATTACAACTGTTGCTCTTCAACAAGCAATTGATACTCTTCGTAATTTTCCCTTACGACATCGGAATAGAAATCCTCATCTAAACTGTCGTCAATCGGTGTGAAATCATCACACGGATTTTCTTCATTACACTTTCCATACCAATAGCAGATGGCGCATTTATCATTATGGCTCATCTTCACCGCTCCTTTCTGAACTTACATGCGCATCATCTCCTATCATACTTAATCTTTTCTTCCTGCCTCGTTCAAGACGCGCCTTTGAAGCTTCAATTTGTTCTTCTGTTAATACCACTTTCTTTTTCGGCTTTACTTTCATCCACGACACTGGAATATGTGCGATCAGGCTTCCGTCGTTGTTTACATGCCGAATGTCTACTTCGTCAGGATGAGACTCTTTCAGTTTGTAAATATAATTGATCCATTTGCGCTCACTGGTAAACAAAGTCGCATAGTTTTCCCCTGCTACATGATCAATTGAGGTTTCTCTAATATCATCCATCTGCATCAATCTCCCGCGATAAAAATTCAAGTATATTGTTCATGCAGATATCTCTCGCAGTCTTATTAAAACCGTCAATTGCGTTACATGGAGTATTGCAGCAGACCAAATCACACGGAGGTATAACCGCACGATCACAAACGAAATTAGCCATATTCTCTTTGGAGGAAGAAAGAAATTCAAATACCGTCATGTTCCACCTCTGTATCTGAAACTCTATCAAACTCCAAAACCCAAACCATTGGGTTGTCATCCCAAGAGTATCGATTTCTCATCGGTTTACTAAGCGACATATCCCACTTATCCGAAAATGCAAATCTGGGATCTATAACACCAGGAAGCCATATACCCTCTTCCCTGATATCGTCATCCGAAATATCTTGCAGCCGCTCTTGACAAATAGCCCTAATAGAAAGGAATAGCCTTATCGCCTCTTCTGGAATCCTGGTAGACTGCACCCATAAAATCTTCTTCGTTTCATTTTCTGGATCTGCTCTGTAAACATACTTGCCGTCCACATAAGCCCAGGTTTCCTTTATGCCTAAAATATCTCCAACACTATACGGCGGGG